CATCCACGTCGTAACCCTCGGCCTCCAGGTCGGCGCGCGTCTCGTAGCGCTCCTGCGCCACAAAGGGCACGTCCTGGCCGTAGCGGGCGCGGCGGTGAATCCGCATCTCCTCCGGCGGCACCGGCTCCACCTTGCACCGGCCCTTGCGCAGCGTGCGGCGGATGCGAAGGTCGAACACCTCGACCGGCATCGGCTCGCCTTCCGGCGCCTCGACCTCGACCATGCGCGAGGCCTGTTCAAGCACCTCGACGCCCTCTTCGCCCATCAGGTCTTCCACCTGAGTCGCGGTCAGCCCGCGGTAAGGCTCCTCGCTCGATTCGGGCGACTTGTCCCAATAGACCTTGACCGTGCCGACCTTCTGCACTAGGGCGTCCTTGCCCCACGTGTACAAGGTCATGAACCCGGCGTTCTGCTCCCAGAACTTGTGCGTCAGGTAGCTCTGCGCCAGCTTCGCCGCACCGGCATAACGCGGGTGCTTCGGCTTGCACTGCATGCTGTCCTTGCTGGTGGCGAACACGCGCACCAAGCTCGGCAGCATCCACTCGACGGTGTCGGCAACGTCAGTCGCGACGATGCTGGAGCGGTCCGGCACGGCCGGCGGGGAAAGCTCGCCCTCGGCCTCAGCCCGGTAGAACTGCAGGTTGCGCAGGCGCTTGAGGGCGATTTCGCTGTCCGGGGCGCCTAGAGCCTGGCGGAGCTCCTTATGCAGCAGCGCGGCAAGCTCGGGCTTGCCGTACTTTTCTTTCTTCGCCATGGGTTACGCGCGCCCGCCGCTGTTAGACGCGGGAGCAGCGCGTCGGGCTCGATGTCCACGTCGCGCGCTGCGGCCCATTTCCCGGTGGGTCACGCTCGCCGGGGGCTGCAGCATCAGCAGCCCTTGCGCTTGGGCATGGTGCCCTTGTCGCCGCGCTTCTTCGGGGTTTCCTTCTTCGTCGCCATGCAGTCCTCGCCGGAAATGAAAAAGGCCCGCCGGGTTAGGGCGGGCCTCGAAGGCTTGAAGGTTTCGCGCTGGCTATGCGGCCTGCCGAGTAGGCATCCGCAGGCGCTGGCGTCTCCAGGTGCAGGCAGTGTGCCTCATTTTTGGGCAGGGTGTCAAGACCTCGCGAGCATCTGGTACAGGTTCCACCAGATCCGCAGCCCCAGCAGATGCCGCTCAGCCGACAGCCGCGCAGGCACACCCAGCAGCCGCAGCTGGTGCCCGATGGACTGCCGCCGCGGCACGTACAGCACCGACAGCACAGCACGCTCGGAGTCCGGCACCCGCACCAGCGCCCTCTGCGCGGCCACGCGCTGGGCTTGCGTCAGTGGCACGTCGGCAGGCGTGCGGCGCGATTCCAAGGCCTCGATACCGCTTGCACGGTAGCGGCCCTCGGCGCTGCCGCACGTGCGAGCACCGCGCCCGGTGTTGGCTGCCCACCGGCCGTAGCGCGCGAGGATGTCGTCGGCCTCGTGCAAGCCTTCGGGGATGTCGGCGGCGTAGTCTTGCACCTGTGCACTCATGCGATGCGGCCGAGGCCGGGATAGTTGATCGGGGCGCCCCAGGTCGCCGTCGGCGGCTCGTGGGCCACGCACATCAAGCCGAAGGCGTCCGCGCCGTTGCTAGACCAATCGTGCATCGGCCCCAAACCTATGCCGCGCTCGTCGTCGCGCTTCTCCTGATACCAGGCCAGCGCCTCAAGCCCAGGCCCGCACGTCGGCTCGTGAATCCAGATGCTCGGCCACAGGCGCCTGGCCTCCTGAATGCGCGCCATCGCCGCGCCCTTGCCCTGATTCGGCACGACCGTGACCGTATAGCCCGCCTCGCGCAGCGCGCTGGCGTAACTCACGTCGTACACCTTGTCTTGCGTGTCGCCGTCGTGCGGCAGCCAAATGTCGGTGGTCTTCGACGTATGCCCACGGTTCGCCAGCCACTGCAGATGCGCGCTCACCGGCTGGCCAACGGCTTCGTAGTAGTCCAGCACGCGAATCTGCAGCCCCACAAACTGCGCGATCCAGATGGCAAAGGCGTCGGCCTTGGCCCCGGTGCCGCCGATGTCCACGAATGCCCGCTTGCGCATGATCGGGTCAGCCGGGACTACCCCGATTCGGCCCTCCTCTCGCGCCTTGAGGATGTAGCTGGCGAAGTACGCACCTTCAACCACGCGGAGATAGTCGCCTTCCCAGACGTGCGGGTAGCTGCCCGGCCGCATCTCCATGTCCTCGCGGCGCTCGCGGTCGAGCTTCGCCGGGAACCGCGGGTTGTCGCGCCAGTTCACTTCGACGATCTTCATGCGCGCTGTCGCCTGCTGGCGGAAGCGCTTATCCGTCGCGCTGCCCTTGCGCTTCGGGTTCCACGTCACCCACAGCTCGGCGTGCCAGTGCTCGCCCTCTTCACGCAGCGTCGGGATGAGGATTTGCCACGCGCTCTCGGTGACGCTCTCCGCTTCGTCCACCCAGGCCAGCAGGATGCGCGCCGTTGACTTGATGCTGTCGATGTTGCGGTCAAGGCCCGCGAACACGTACCGCACCCGGCCGTCCTTGGTCTTGATGTAGGTCTCGCCCAGGTCGAAGTGGGCAGCCAGCCACGGCTCTTCCGCAATCGCGGCCTTGACCTCGGCGAACGACGAGTCGGCCAGCGAGTTCTGGTACTGCCGGCCGCAGAGAACCACGCCCTCGATGCCCTCTTTGGCGAAGGCGTAGGCCCGCACCGCCGACATCTTGGCAAAGCTGCGGGTGTTGTGCGTCACCGTCCCGTCTGCCAACAGGAACAGGTGGTCGCCGTCCAGCTCAAACCCGAAATACTCGCCCTCGCCTATGGGCTCCACATCGATTCGGGTCCGTCGCCAGTCCTTGTTCTTGGACAGTGCCGAAGCGCCCCGCTTCTTGCGCTCAATGAGCAGCGGCAAACGTCCAATGTCGCCACCGATCATGCAGCGGAAGGACGGGCACTCACGCCCATTGCACATGACCAGCTTCAGGACTTTCGACGCCTTGAAGCCAAGCCCATGCGCGAGCCGGATGATGCCGTCGATCATCACTTCGCTGGCCTGCGTGATTTCGACGCAGCCGTTCGCCACATGCCCATCGGTGTCGATGAGGCCAGCCAGCAGAGACAGGCGCTGCTCGGTCGATGCCCCAAAGTAGACCTCGGGAATGTGCTTCTGCCTGAACACGCCAGCCTTGCGAAGCTGCTGGACAAGGCTCCCGCCCCGCTGAAACGCGGAGCCGATGTAGTACCTCGGCGCTTTCGCCTTGTCCTTCGACTGGCAGATCGTCCACCCGCTCGCCGCCGCGACTTCTTCCAAGTACGCGACGATTTCCGGGTCCACGTTGGTGATTTCGGGGGCCTTCGATGACCCGTCGCCCAGCCACAGGCCGAGCATGTAGGGCTCGACCGGCAGCGCCCGATGCTCTCCAACAACGGCGCGCCTGAACCCAAAGTGCTGCGCCTTGAATCGCTCTGTCTGTTTCGCGTACTCGGCGGCGGTGATGAGTGAGTAGCCTAAGCCGGTGTCGAACCCACCGTACCGGCCGTTCTTCCGCTGCGGGTTGCCCGCCTTGCTGAAAGTGCCAAAGTCCTTGCGGGATGACTCCGACCGCTCCAGCACGAGGATGTGCGCATCGTTGCAGACGTAGGTCATGCCCGTCGTCTGCGTGACCCGGTAGAGAGGCCCTACGCCCTTCGTGGTGCCGATGACCGTCCGGGGCATCCCATCAGGGCCGAGCAGTTGGTCGCCGTCCTTCACGTTCTCGACGGCCACCAGGGATGCGTCCGCACGAAGCAGCAGGGTTCCACGGCCGAGGCACTTTCCCGACCCCCGGCCGCCGTGAGCGCCGCGCACGTCAGCCTCCCCGGCAAACACCGGGATCAGCTTCGGGACGATGGCAATCTGCGCGGTCGTCACTTGGGCTGCAGCGGCACGATCTCGATCCGGGCGACGGTTTGCACCGGGCCGCCGTCAGCGCCTGTCACCTGCAGCGGGAGCACTTTCCCCACGAGCGTCAGAAACGCACTGGCCGTGCGGGGATCGGATGCGCGCTGGATCAAGTACTCGACGCCGCCGGCACCTTCGAGGGCCTGCAGGATCATTTCCTTGACTTCGCGCGTGGTCTTGTTCTTCGACCCCTTTGGACGCCCCGGCCCCGCGCCCATAGCCGCGGCGCCCGTGGGTTTGCGCTTCGTTTTTGTAACCTCGGCACCCATCCTCACACCTCCAAACAAGCGACTCGAACATTGACCCCCGGCGTCTCGGCGTACAGCTTCCGGCCGGACCACTCAACAACCTGCACATCGTCCCGCCACACCACGCCGTTCATGCCGTCGCAAACCGCCTTCAGCACGTTGTCGGCGTCGGGCTTCTTCGTCGGGCGGATGGCGCCGGCCAGGGCCTGAGCGCGTTTCTTCGCGGACCAGCTCGCCGGCACGGTGCACAGCACGTCGAGCTCGATGCGGCAGGGCCGGTCGAACGGCACGGCGCCGCGCATGGCCTGCTGTGCGGCGTGGGCGACGAGGCCCTCGTAACTCGCCGTCTTCTTCGGCGTGTAGAGGCGAGCCATGCCGTTGATGGTCGTGGCGCGCGGGCGGCCTTTTCCTTGTGGTTCTCCAGGAACACAAAACGCAATCACGTTGATGGTCATCACAGCGTCCCGTGCGAGTGAATTTCGCGCTTGGCCTTTACATAGGCGGCGTGCGCTTCCTGCGAGGTAGCGAACTCTCCGAGCCAGCGTTTCTTTCCGTCAGCCTGGATCTGGGCGCGGAATTTCCCCTTGTGCATCGACACGCCAAGCAGGCCAGTCTTGTTGTCGCGGCGCGCCTTGCGCATGTTCTGGTGGTTCTCGCGTGTGGAGACCACTCGAAGGTTGGAGATCCGGTTGTCGGTACGGTCGCCGTTCATGTGATCGACCTCTCCCACTGGCCATTCGCCGTGATGCATAGCCCAAGCAATGCGATGCGCGAACAAGTTGCGCCGACCATCAATGCCCAGCACCAAGTAGCCCTGCGCCGACAAACTGCCCGCGCGTGCTCCCGTCTTTCCACGCTGGCCCATGTCCTGACGCCAGTACAACAGGCCGCTGTCGGCGTAGTAGCTCAGCACTTCGCGCAAGCGCTCAACGCTTGGTTCAGGCTTGCCCTGAGGCTCGCCGGGCACGACGAAAGCCAAAACGTTGACGATCACAGCATCTCCTTCGCGTTGGCAAACGTCTCGGCGAGGCGCAGCCGCTCAAGCGCCAGCGCCAGCGCGACCCTGTTGCGCGCCTCGTGCCGGCGCTGCAGATCGCGCACGTCGCGTTCGACCGTGTGGCGGTGCACGCCGACAGCTGCGGCGATCTCGGCGTCGGTCATGGCGTCGAGCACGCACGCGGCCACGCCACTGCGGCGGGCCTCCAGGGCGGCGGATTGGGCGCTGTTCATGCTGGCGCGTCCTCGGAAATGGCCGGGCCGATGCCGAGCTTCTGCTCGCAGCAAGCCAGCACCCAAAGCTGGGCGCCGCCGAGTTGCTTGCCGCTGGCCTCCAGGTTCCGCAGCGCCTTGACGCGCTCGGCCGCGTGGTTGAGGCTGATTCCGCCCGCGCTGCGCTTCAGGCGCTCAAGCACGGCCCGGCGCTCAGCCGGCGTCCGAGGCGGCGGCGTGTCGGAGTTCGCCTCGGCGCAGTAGGTGGCGAAGCACGGCCGGCACTGCGCGCCGAAGGTGGCAAGCTCGCTGTGCTCGGCCGGCTGGCGGCACTTGCTGCAGGCCGCGAAGCCGCCGAGGTACTCGTCGGCCACGCGCTGGTCGCGTGTGCGGTAGGCGCCGGTCATTGCAGCAGCCCCGTCGCAGCCGGCGTGCCCAGCAGCATCGCGTCGGTGTCCTCACGGTGCACCACGGCCTTGTGGCCGGCGATGAACTGCCGCTGCAGGAACGGCAGCTGCGTGTCGTCGGCCCGGCGCAGGGCCAGCATGCCGCCCAGGCTGTCGAGTGCGGCGCGGGTTGCGGGCGGGAGGCGGGCATAGCCGGCGCCGCCGTTGCGGGCGCACTCCAGGGCCTCGCCCCACGCCAGCGCGGCGCGCTGCGTCGAGTCGCCCTGCAGCTGGCGGATGATGTCGGCCGGCTTCGGCAGGAACTGCCCGCGCTCGGGGTCGCGGCGGTGCGCCGCGAACGCGCGCTCCACGGCTTCGACCGGGAAGTCGGCCATGTCCTCGCACCAGAACTGGCACGCCAGCTCGGTGATCTCGCGCTCGTAGAAGGCGTACACCGCAGCCAGGGCGGTCAGCAAGCGTTCACGGTCGGTCATGACGCGGTCCTTTCGGCGAACTTGCGCACGGTGTCGATGTTCCCGAGGGCGATGCGGTCGCCCTTCGGCTGGGTTGGTGCGGCGCCACCGCCCGGCGCCTTCAGCGCGGCCTGCAGCCACGCGACGGGCTGCAGCGGTTTCTCGGTCGCGCAGCGCTGCAGAGCACGGATGACGGCGGTGTCGCCGTGGGTCTTGCGCATCAGGCCCAGCATCGACCGGGTGTTGCGGTCGCTGACGCCAGTAGCGGTCAGCAGGGGCAGGCCGAGGCCGAAGATCACGTCGGCGGGGTCTGGCGGGGCCTCGGCGGTTTGCAGGGGCGGCGGATCGGCCGGCGGCGCTCCAGCGCCCGTTCCGTCAGGAACGGAAGCATTTAAGAGCTTTCCCTCTCCTTCTCCGTTCCCTCTCCGTTCCGTTCCCTCTCCCTTAAGAGCGTTTTCCGGCGGAATTCCGCCCGTCTTTCCGGCGGAACGCGGCGGTTCTTCCGGGGGAACTCCTGGGAACGCTTCGGCCTTTTCCATCGGCGTGCCGCCCGACAGCCGGCGCTGGTTCCACTGATCAAACGTCAGGGTAGGCAGCGGCGGCTGAGGTGGCTTCTCGTCGGCGCGGGCCTTGTTCGCCTTGCGGAGCCGTTCCTTCGCGCGCTCGTAGTAGTGCTCAAGGCGCGAGCGCCAGGCGGTCAGCGCGCGCTCGGCCAGCTCCTGGTGATGCCAGCGGCCATCGCTGCACAGCACGAACTTGGCCATCGCCTGCGTCTTGACCTTGCGCCACTCCTTCACGACGAAGCCGTAGCCAGCCAGGCGCGCGAGCTCGGCGTCGTTGTCGGGCAACGTGCCGGCAGGAACTTGGTGCCACGCGGCGCACCACAGCAGCACGCCGGCGCGAAAGGCCTCGGGGCTGGCTTCGGACACGAACCGCGAATCGCGCAGCAGCTGCACGGCGAGCGGCATCGTGGCGAAGTCGCGCAGGTCGACCTCGGCCGGCACCGTAGGGGCTGGTCGGTAAGTCATGCCGCCCTCGCCTCGCGCTGCGCCACGGACCGCCCGTCATTGGCTGCCATGCCTGCCCCGTACGCGAACACACTGCAGGCAGCGCTCGGCAGCCGCTGGCGTGCCTCTTGCCTGATGAGATTCGCCCGCGCCTTCGTGATGCCGAGCCCGTGCGCCGCTTGAACGCCCGACTGCGTGGACTCGATCAGCCACACCCGCAGTTCGGCCGTGACGACGCGCCGCCGCTCTCCGGCCCTGCGGCGGCTCTCCCTCGCCTTCTGGGTATCGAAGCTGCCGCGCTTGACTTGCACGCGCACCAGGGCCTTGCGCGGCATCAGAGCCAAGTGCTCAGGCCGAACGCAGTCCTGGCTCTCGCACTTGCGCGCAACAACGCGGTTCGCTGGCGGCGCCTCGCCATGCGCAAACAGCCACATGGCGCGCGTCACCGTCATCGCGCCAACGCCGTGGACCCACACGATCTGCCGCTTGCCGACGAGATTGCGGCCCCTGGCCGAACGCATGTGCCAGCAGCCCGTGTGCTCGTCGCAGACGCAACGCTGCCGCATGCTCTCCACGTCGCGGACGCCACCCAGATAAGCCCCGTGATCGTGCGCCATCACGCCACCCTCAACGGCTGCCTCGCATCCACAGCCTCAAGCCGGGCCAGCGCGGCCTGCAGCGACTTGCCCATCTCCAACATCTCGCGGCGCAGCTGGTCGGCCTCGTCGCGCGGCTGCACCGGCACCGGGGCCGAGTAGCTCAGCACGTGCGCGACGAACTCGGCGTAGGCGTGGCAGCCGCGGTCGCGCGCCAGCCTCGCCAGCAGCATCACGTGGTCGGGCGTCAGGCGCTCGGCCTTGCCGTCGTTGAGGCAGGCCAGCAGGTGGCGCTGCGCAGCGTCCACGGCCTTCTCGGGCCACAGACGGTGCCCGACGGTCTTGCTGCCGCCCGCGGCCTTGACGCACTCGATCAGGCAGTCGTTGAGGGTCTCGAACTCACCCATTCTTCCGGGCTCCAAAAAGGTGGTATCCGTTGGGATCGACGGCGGCCGGGCGCAAGAACACGATGCGGTCCATGAACTCGCCGATCAACGGAAAGAAAAGCCCCGAGCCGCAAGGCCCGGGGCAAAGGCGCGCAGGCCCGGCAGGAGAGGCCGGGACGCCGGGTAGGCCGGCACCAGGAGCGCGCGGGAGACAAGCGGGCGCATCACGTCGGCGCCGCCCAGTTGGGGCAGGCCCAGGAACGGTCCGGCTGCAGCGTG